TTGAAAAAATATCTACAGCGTTTACTGCCTTAAGATTTTCCAAAAAAAATTTTCTTTCCTCTTGTGTATGTATGGGTCTCGTAGATCCTTTCTTTTCCTTTACTCTTTCATCACTATCAATTCCAACCAGTACAAAATCTCCTAAACTTTTTGCATAGTTTAGGAGTTCTAAATGTCCACGATGAATAATATCAAAGGTTCCGTTAACAAATATTTTCATAGACATACTCATTAGAATTATACTTAATTATTCATTCAAAAAATCTTTTCTATAATACCTACCTAAAATATTTGAGTTATAAAAAGCTGGTTCTCCGTTGTCAAGGGACTCTGTAAGGACATTATTGAGAAAGAGTCGTCTGGTCTCCTCAAAGTTTGTTTTGCCCTTTGTTTGATGTAATGATAGGATAGTTCGACTAAAATTTTCTCTGCCCAATTTGTCAATGTCTTCTTTAAGTTCTGGACAAGACCCATAATATTCTTTCCAATTAGATTCTGATTTTACTTTGCGTTTTTTACCTTTGGGAGTTCTAAATTGCCACAGATATTTTCTTCCGATGTATTTTTTACCATTGAGTTTATTCTCTATCAGATAAACAAATCCATAATGATCTCCTATATCTCCGCTGCAGAAAGGAGTTTCATTATACATCCAAGGATTTTCATAGTCAATATCGATACTCATTAATGATGTGCAATACTTCATCCAGATATTTATGAGCAAGTCCTTTCATGTCCATATCATATCTAAGATGTTCCTCGTGAAGTTGATGTTTTAATTTCAAAATACGAGTCTTTAATTCATCTTTATCCAATTTATTTTTAGGCATAAAAAAAGGAGACTATTGCTCCTCTATGTAGTCATTATTACTCAGCCATTCTTTATAATAGTCATAATCTCCAAACATAAACTCATCACACTCAGCTGCTTGCTGATATGCATTCAGAATTTCTTGCTCACACCATTCGTCATAGTTTGAATCATCTTTGAGTATTTTAGGGTTCATTCCAATTCACAATTGGAATCCAGAAAAAGTGTTTGAAGCAACATCTTGTTTAATACCACCAACCAAATAACTCTCAACTTCCGTTTCCTGCGGACTTACCTGAAGACCTTTAGAAGAAATCCAGTGTTGAGTCCAAGGAAGTGGATTGTTATTCGCAGCAATATCATAAACTGGTTTGAGACCAATTGCTTTCATACGACGATTTGCAATCCACTCCACATACTGTTGAAGAAGTTTATCATTAAGCCCAATCATACTACCATTTTTGAATAGATGATCTGCCCACTTCTTCTCCTCGTTTACAGCACGATCAAACATCCTGTAAACCCACTCATCTTCTTCTTTTGCAATCTGTTGCATTTCTGGGTCATCACCTTCTCTCCACTTGTTTAGAATGTTTTGGGTAAGTGCTAAGTGTTGGTTTTCGTCTCTTGCAATGAGAGAGATGATCTTAGCTGATCCTTCCATAAGCTTAAGTTCACCAAAGGCAAAACTGCAAGCAAAACTAACGTAGAAGCGAATACCTTCAAGAATATTAACGTTTGCGACTGCTCTGTAGAGTTTTCTTTTAACATCGTTGAGACTCTCCTTGGCATAGTGAACTCCTTCAAGTCTGTGCTTCCAGGACTCGGAAGCACCATAACTTTGTGCTGATTGAATGAAGTCATCATAAGACTCTGTAACGCTCTCAGCACGTTCTAGAATACGTTGGTCGCTAATAATAGTATCAAGGATCTCGGCAGGGTCTGAATATACGTTTTTAATAATATAGGTATATGAACGACTATGAATCATCTCCATAAACTCCCATACAGTCATACATGCTTCCAGTTCAGGAAGGGAACAGTAAGGTAAGAATGCCATGCCAGGTCCACGACCCTGAACAGAGTCAAGCATAATTTGATACTTCAGGTTAGAAGTATAAATGTGCTTTTGTTCTGGACGAAGTGTTTGGTAATCACCACGATCTTTCTGTAGAGAAACCTCCTCGGGTCTCCAGAAATAACTTAATTGTTGAGTTGTGAGTTTCTCGAAAACTGGGTACTTATAAGAGTCATATCGTTGAATGCCTAAGGGTTGCCCGAAGAACATTGGTTGTTTTTTAGTATCGACTTGTGCTGTATTAAAAACTGTCATTCCTTTAATTTTTTCACTTTGTTCTTCAGATTTTATGAACTCGTACTTCATGTTTTTCCTCTTTACTATTTGATTGACTCTCACATTACTATTTAAGTTTTTACGAATGTTCAAATTGTACAACTTTCACATGCCTCTTCATCCGACTTCATAATATCATTTAGGAGGGATTTAAGTTCCTGTTTTTGGTCATCAACTACCTCATCCGTTTTGATATCATAAGTGTTTTGATAGTATGCTGTCTTGTGTCCCAGCTTAAAACAAGTAAGCATATCCTGTGCCATTACGCTAACAGGAACTTCATTATCGGCATAATTTTCTGGATTATACGCCCAGTTTCCAGAAATTGCTTGATCGAAGAATTTCTGCATAACTGCAACAATATTAATATAACCCCGATTGCTAGGCATATTCCACAGGAGCGTATAATTGTTTTTAAGAGTTTGATACTGGGGGACAATCTGCTTAAGAGGTCCCTTCTTTGACTTCTTAATGGACAAGTATCCTCGTGGTGGTTCGATCCCGTTGGTTGCATTTGACACAACGGAACTGCTCTCCGATGGCATCTGTGCGGACAGTGTTGAGTGCCTGAGACCGTGTTCAAGGATAGATGCCCTAAGACTTTCCCAATCATGTTGAAGACCTACAGATGAAACTTGATCAACATCCTTTTTATATGTATCAATGGGAAGAATACCATCAGAATACTTAGTGCGACCAAAGTATTCGCAGTGACCTTTCTCTTTGGCAAGTTGATTTGATGCTTTTAGAAGGTAATACTGGAAGGACTCAGAAAGACCGTGAACGGCGTCCCATGCCTCCTGTGAGTCGTAGTTGAACCCTAGTTTAGCAAGGTAGTGAGCAAGACCAATATAACCGATTCCAAGGGATCTACGACGTTTGGTAAAGTTCTCTGCTGCCTTAACTGGATAGTTTTGATAGTCAATAATTTCTTCTAGAGCACGAACAGAAAGATTACAAAGTTCTTCAAGTTCATCATCAGACTTAACTTTACCTACATTGATTGCTGATAAAATACAAGTTGCAATTTCTTGAGGACCATCATCATCAATATGTTGAATTGGAACAACCGGCAAAGTTATTTCCTGGCACAAATTTGACATTGTAATCTGATCCTTAAAGGAACTATGTGAATTACAATGGTCAATATTCATAATATAAATGCGTCCCGTCTCAGCACGTTCTTTGAGGAGACTAAGAATGAGTTCCTGTGCTTTAACAGTCTTTTTTGGAATGGTCGTATCTTTTTCATATACAGCATAGAGGTTGTCAAACGTGTCTGTTCCAAAAGCATCATAAAGTCCAGGGACATCATGCGGAGAGAACAGTGTGATCTCACCATCCTGAATAAATCTTTCATAGAAAATTTTACTGAGTTGAATTGAGTAATCAAGTTTGCGAACACGATTGTCCTCGGTTCCTTTATTGTTTTTCAGAACTAGAATGTCTTCTATTTCTTGGTGCCAGATTGGAAAGTGGACTGTAGCACTTCCACCACGAATCCCATTTTGTGTACAACATCTGACAGTTGCTTCAAACTTTTTGAGGAATGGGACAACACCTGTGTGCTGAACTTCTCCACCTCTGATTTTACTGTTGATGCCCCGGATGCGACCTGCGTTGATACCAATTCCTGCTCTTTGAGAAACATACCTACCAATTGCCATATCAGAGCTGAAGATACTATCCAAGGAGTCATCAATATCAACAAGAACGCAACTTGCAAATTGACGAAGTGGGGTTCTAACACCTGCCATGATTGGTGTGGGAATGTTGATTTTGTGCTTTGAGATTGCGTCATAGTACCTCCTGACGTATGACATCCTGGTTTCTTTTGGATACTCTGCAAAGATAGTCAGAGCAATCATCATATACATGAATTGTGGCGTTTCATATACTCCACCACCACTACGATCTTGAACCAAATACTTATCAACTACTTGGCGAAGACCTGCATAAGTGAAAAGATAATCTCGGTCATGGTCAATATAAGAATCAGATCGTTGAATTTCTTCTTTCGAATACTTATCAAAGATACCATTATCATATACTTCATGATTAACACATTGGTAAATATGATGTTCAAGAGCAGGAAGATCTTTCATCTTCCCATAAAGTTGTTTGCGAACAGAAAATAATAGAAGACGAGCAGCAACGAATTGATAATTAGGATGATCCAAATCAATCAAATCACTTGCACTGCGAATAAGAATTTCTTGTATTTCTTCAGTGGAAATACCATCATAAAACTGAATGCCCGAAGTCATTTCAACTTGACTTGCAGAGACCCCTGCAAGACCCCTACATGCCTCTTCAACCATCAAGTGCATTTTATCTAGGTCAAGAGGTTCAATTGTCCCATTTCTCTTGACTACCTTTGTTCCGTTGCTCATATTTTCTTCCAAGTAATAAATTTAAGTTTTGCCTGTAGTCCAAAATAGGTGTTTGATTCTATCACAGATTGAACATTAAGTCCAGATAAAACCATGTCATTAATGTCCTTCTCTTTTATTGTTGAAGGCCAGATGACAACTTTGTGTCCCATTTCGATAACGCGAGAAATTCTTGATAAGATTTCTGCATTTCGTGGTTCGTTATCATATATCCAAACAGCATCACTAATACCCCACTTATCAATATCACCATCAGCTCCACAAAGAGCAATCGCATTTGAAATGAATGTTGAGTCAAATGGTCCTTCGGTGATATAGACTGTGGTGTCTTTTTTGATTTCATCGAGTCCATAGATTTTAGGTGCATCATCAGTAAGCATAATGGTAATGTATTTAACCTTGTTTGAACCAAGTGCTCTTCCTTGAAATCCAACTAATGTATTTTGATAGAACAAAGGAATAATAATTCTTGGTTCATCTTTACCTACAAAGTCAAATGTTGGTCGAAGAGAATTGGTCCATTCTTTAAATCTCTCAGCATAATAGTAGTTATTAGAGTTTAATTTCCTCTTTTCTAGATATGCCTTTGCGTCAGGATTCTCTGATGCTTTGGGTAGATTTAATTTTTGTTTGAACTTTGGTGCCTCAAAGTGAAGTATCGGTGCCTCAGTGGTAAAATTTTTTCCAGTATTTCCTTCTTTAAACTTTTCAAAAATATATTTTTTATGAATTTCAGTATCAATTTGTTTTAGGAAATTATTAAAGGATACATTTACTCCACAATTATGGCACTTGTAGTTTGTGTTGTTTTTTATTTGATATAAGTATCCTCTTGCTTTATTCTTATTAGTTTGAGAGTCACCACAAATCGGACAACGAAAGTTGTAGAGATTATTCTTTACCCTCTTAAATTTTTGAAATCTAGAAGATATCAAATTGATGTATTTTACATCAACAAAATCCATAAACAAAAATTGACCTGTTCAGATATTCTATCACATTACCTTACCTTGTCAAGACAGAGTGAAGTGATTACTGCCGTCCATTTAATGATTGAATTAGTTATTTTATGCAGAGAGTATGCGGTAAGAGCATTTTTAGTTTTCACGGCATCCAGGTGTCAACACTCAACTATTTATTTTATTGTTCTTTCTATTGAAACAGGAGCAGGAGTTAATACATTTGTGATGATTTTATTGCCAACAGCAGAGAAGATTAAAGAGACAATAGCAAGTCCACCAGCCATCGTCCACATCTTCTTTTCTAAATCAGCCAAACGAGTATTAACTTTCATAATATCTCTTTCACATCCTTTTTTAATAATTTCAGTCTGACGAGTCATATCTCTATGAAGACTGTCAATTTTCTCAAACAATACAGCATCTATTCGATCTTGCTTATCTAACTTTTCATCGTGAACGGCAAGCATTCGTGTCACATTTGAATTTGCTTCAATTAACTTATCAATCGCGCTATCAATTTTCATTAACAATTGATCAGAAGAAGAAATTTTTTCTTCTAATATTGCAACCTTAGTTTCTATTGTTTGAGATTGAGAAGTCATTTTACTTGGTTTTTGAGTATTGCATCCATAATTTACGAGACCCTCTTCCACCACTCATATATTTTTTTCTTTTACGAACAGGAGGATCATCACCTGCTTCAACCGTTCCTGCTATTTGACCACCACCAACATTATTAGTTGGAACATCCTCGGCAATTATCTGCTCTCGGATAATATTAATAATTTTATCAAGAGTCTTCTTTTCCATTGTAGATTTTATATAACTCCTTTAAACAATTAATATCGACCTGAATGTCATGAATACTTGATTGTGGATATTCTGGAAGTCTATTAAGAAAAATAATAAATGATTTAACAGAAGACCATAACTCTTGTTCAATTTTAAAAAACAACATTGGGGTAGTTGCTTCTCCAAAAATATTATAAAGAATTATAAAATGATTTAGAATCAGATGAGTTTTTAATTCACCTGATTTTCTATATCTCTTCAATAATCTTTTGATATACTTAAAATGATTTAAGTCCCTTTCAAAATCTTCTTTGGTAACTGCTTGAGGGTTTTCATAGTACCTAATAGCAAATAAGAGGAAATTGTCCTCATTCAGTTCATTAAAAATCATACATTAATTAACTAGCAGACACAATATTTGGATAAGAAGGAGTATTACCAGTTGCAATTCCAGACATAGCAACTAAAACTTCCTTTTTAACTCTCAAAGTGCCTTCAGCTCCCATATACGTTTGAATTCCAACCCAACCCACACCTTCTTCATATTGAGTACCAGAAGATGCACCCGATCCATCAGTGGAAATTCCATAGACTTTGCGTGGAGCATCATTACCAACTGCCTGAGAACGGCTAAAAGAAGAATCACCAATTGTATATTTTGGAAGTTGTGATGCTTGGAATGAGGTGGCTGCGATTGCAGCGCCACTCAATCCTGCAGTAGATCCAATTGTCAATTGAGTGGTACTGGCAATACTTACAACAACTGCATCACCAAAATATACTCCAGGTTTTACAGGAGATCCAAATCTAATAATATCTCCTTCTTGGATGCTACCAGATTGACCAAATAAAGTACCATCAGTGGCACCGGTCCCACCAGTACAAATACCGGTAGCATAATCTAAAGTGACTCTGCCTGCAGCAGAAATGTTATCATTGTTTCCCCAGAGTGCCATTTTGTTATTCCTGTAAAGTTATTTGCTAAAAAGTATTTATAAAAACCAGAGACCTCAATAAAAGAGGTCTCTATGTATAATTTAATTTATGGAGTTAAATCTTTTGCTCCCTTTTTCTTCAACACTGATTGTGCTCGAAGAAGTAGAAGTGAAAGAATACCATTTGACTTAACTTTTGGGTTTGCTCCTAATGCTTCCGAAACTACGAAAAGCGCAGTTGCAATTAAAGCCTCATTAGCAAGACACCAAGCGATTACTGCTGACATAGTATCCTCCGTGTAAAGTGTCCTATCCTATTTAGGAATTAGTCGTATCTAGAATGCATCATATCCTGTGCTCTCTGAGCATCAGCACGACGCTTTGCTACCTTCTGTGCAGGAGTTCTAGTTGGTCCAGGTGTGGGAGCGCCTTTATCCTTTTTAACACCTCTTGGTTGAACTCCCAACCTACCGGATCCCATTGATTTTGCAACCAACTCAAATGCTGGATTGCGGGGTTTTCTTGGAGTTCCTTTGTCCTCTCTTCTTCTCTCATCAATAACTTTACCTTCTAGTTCATAAGAAGAATTAACTTTTCCGAAGCGGATAGCGCCGCGATTACTGGATGGAGGTTCTGTTGGTTTTTCTGATTCTTGAGGTGCAGGATTTAAAGAACCACCTCCACGACCTCGATGGTGTCTGGAAGATTTATAACTTTTGCGGGCAGCATTGCGTTCTTCTCCACGTCTAAGGCTTGCCCTCGTTAAATTTTCATCAACTAGTTCACCTTCTGGTTCATAAGATGCGGTTTCAAGAGGAAGTTTGCCCGCTTTTTGTAGTTGTAATCTTTGGCGATCTAATTGTTGTTTCTTTTGCTGAAGCATCTTAAGATTAGTAAGTTTTGTCTTGTCTAACGTCTGTTTCTTTTTTTCTAATGCAGGATCTGCAACAGTTGTTGATGGATTATCAACAGTTTGTCCTGCAATTTTCTTTGCCATCTTAGTAGCAGTTGCATACATCACTTCTTTACCGCGACCAGGATATCTCTTTTCAAAGTCTGCTGCTTTATCCTTCATCGACTTTACAAGTTCTTCTTTCTTTTTAGTCTCAGCAGCAGTTAGTGTTTTTTCATCAAGTTCAACTTCTTCTTTCTTAATTACACCTTTCATTTTTTGTGCTTTCTTAACCATTTCAACTGGTTTTTTTGCAGAGGAATGATCATCAGAATATGGTGCTTTTTCATATGGATCAATAAGTCTCAATCCAAGTCCTGTTACTTCTTTCCCTTCACTTCTAATATCAGAAAGCAGAGAATCTAACTTTGAGGTTCTCTTTCTTTTTGGTGCAGGTTTTGCAGCAGGTGCTTTTTCTTTTGGTGCTGCTGGTTTCTTTGCAGCAGGTTTTTCTGTTTTCTTGGGGGTGGGCTTTGGTGCTTCTGCTTTTTTGGTCTCACCATTTTCCATTCTACGAGCAACATTTCTTGCTCCTCTTGATACTGCTCTTGCACCGGCACCAACTGCTTTCTTTAACCCTTTCTTAAGTGCTGATCCAATTCTTCCAAGAAGTCCAGGTCTCTTAGATCCTGTTTCAGTTGAACTTGATGATGAAGAACTTGTTTGTGGTGCTGGTGAAGAAGAACTGCTACCTGAAGAAGAACCTCCCCTACCTCTTTCATATCCTTTGGAGAACTCTCTACCTGCTGCCTTTACTCCTCTTACAGCAGCACCAGCAACATAACCTGCTTCACGAGCAAGTCCTGCTCCAACTTTCTTCACAGCAGATTTTACTTTGGCAAGTCTATCAGTTTTAATATCAGTATCGTGCCCCATAGTAACTTTTGCTTCTGTTAAAAGAGCAGCAGAAACATCTATTGATTCAATCAGAACATTTTCAATTTCTTCAACATTATATCCCTCTTGAATGCACTCAAAGAAGAACTCCTCAACAACTTCTTCAATCAGTTTATCTGAAAGAAGAAATATTTCTGATTCTGAAAGGTCATCAAGAATACAATCAGCATCCTCAATCTCCACCATCTCAAGAAGAGTTCCACCAAGTTCTTCTACTGCTTCACCAAGACTTGGATTGATTTTAATTTTATTTTTTATATTCTTTTTTTCTTTAATTTGTCTTTTAGTTTCAGTTTCAATATCACCGATTACTTCAGAAAGGTCTTGTCTCCAATTCGAGAAACCTTCTTTTACTGATTTCTTTTTGATTGCCTTGCCAATTGTTTTGCGGCGATTGTGAAGATACTTATCCGACTTATCAATATCACCATCATTATCAATATCAGCATCCTCCCGACCTACAGGATCAAGTGATTCATTATGTTGAGGAGATTGTCCAATTCTATCAAACCTTTCTCTTTCTTTTTGACTAGTAATGGCTCTTACGATATTAGCAGACTTAGTTTGTGCTTCCTCTTTTTTCTTTCCTCTTGATGATAATGCGGTGCGAGCAAGATTTCCTGCACGACGATACATTG